GATAGCCTTCTTTTGCTAAGTCTTGGTATTTATAGGTCTTTGCTTCTTCAGTGCCAACACCAAAGTAACCCATCATGTTTGAATTTTTTTGCTCAACAGGTTTGCTGTTGAACAATCTTTGTAGAAATGTTTGTTCTGCCATTAGCTTATTCTCCAATTTACGTCACCCTTTGATCTACTTAATTCGGTTATACCCCAAACTAAAGCATCTAATCTGTCAGGGCTTGGTTTTGTTTCTCCTAAATAGCTACACATTTGTGATTCTAATTCAGGAAAATATCCAATGTGATGAACACGCCTTTGCTCGTAAAGTGCTGCAATTGGCTCTGCTCTTATTAGCTTGCCTCTTGTTGCTCTTACAGACCTATAAGGAATGTTTAAATCCATTCCTCTTAATAGTCTCTCCACCAAATCTCCACCATTGTTTGTTTCTGCAACTATACGATCAGCGCTCCAGTCATAATAACAATTAATGGCTTTTTTTGCCCATGCGTCAGGTGAATATTTGCCTGAAACATCTTCAAGTACATAATACTCATTATTAAGGTCTTTGCCAACTACCACAATTCCTGTTTCGTCTGAATCTTCATTGCTAGTTACGGCAGGGTCAATTGCTACAATAATTTGTTTTAATTCTTTTTCCGTATCTTCATGTAGTCTAGCTTCATCTATTAGTGCACTAGTCCATAAAGCACCTTCTAAATTTTCTATTATTTCAGCATATAATTCTTGTCTACCTAGTGTAGTACCTTCATATTTATCTCTAAGCATAGCAAGTGCGCTTTCAGCTAGGTTATCTTCATTTTCAAAGGTATTGCCAGTGGTAACTGCCACATCTTCCCTTGCAACTAAGTCTCTTATAATTTTTGTAGGCTTTGGCGTGGTAGTGATAAGGCACTGTGGATTTTTGCCTAGTCTTAAACCAAACATAAGTTGATCAAAGGCTTCTGGGTATCGCCATGCTGCAACCTCATCACACCATGCCCTATGAAACTGTGGACCTCTTAATCGCTCAGGCTCAGATGCTGCATAACCTACAATCTTTGAGCCGTTATGTAAGCGTATTTCACTTATACTTGATGAGTACCCTTTCATGTCTTTTGTAACTGAAAGACACTCTTTAGGTATTATAGAGACTAAACCACTTGGACCACCAAAACATACTCTCCTGAGATCACCTGAAGTTGGTGCAACGACTGCCGATATGGTATTTGGATTTCTTAGCGCATATAAAGCAATGTCTTGTGCACCAGTTCTGGTCTTACCCCAACCACGACCTGCTAATATAAGCCATATGTAATGTTTATACGCAGGTTGTAACTGTTTATCCCTAGCCGTTTCTAGCCAATTAGTGCGTAGTTCTATCGCCTTGGCTTCTGCGTTGTTCTTCAACTGTGTCAAGCAGTTCCATAGCTCTTCTGAATGCGTCTGTGTTTTCGTTGACTGTGGCATCTATATTATGTGTAGCTTCTCCAAGAGCAAGTTTTGCTAAGCGTTGTGCAGTAACTGCTGCATTAGCAAGTGAATTAATTTGTGATGGTGGCAATCCTTTTTTGCCTTGTTGTATTGCTGAATTATTATTTTGTATTACTTGACCTACTGTGCTGTATAAGGCTTTTGCAAGATTAATTGAATTATCATCAAATTTAATTGACTCTTTTGCTCTTGCTTTGATTCTATCTCTATCAAGTTTTTCTGTGTACTCTTGTTGGAATTGATCGCGTTGCACTTTCCATTGTTCTGTTCTTGCAATTCTATATATCGTGCTTTGTGCAACTTTATATTTTTTAATTAATTCATCTAAAGTAAACAAGACTCTTTCTGAGTTTTCATCAATACCTTGAACAAACTCATTTCTTATTTTAAGTTTTAAAGTGTCTGTAAGTTTAGATGTTTTAGTTTTACTGTTCATTATTTACCATTAATTACACACATAATATTCCAAAAAAGATTATATGCAAAGGGTATTACTTAATTAATACATATATTATTCCAAAAAAGGTTTACTTATTGTATGGACAATATACTATGTAACCTATATTAACTAAACGCTCACAGAGCAGGTAAAATGAAAGAAGAAAATAAAATACAAACCATTCTTATTGACCCTTACGATCAAAGCCTATCTTACATAGATATTGGTGAATCTAATTTAGATGATTATTACAAAGCAATGCAATGTAGTTGTTTTGATATAGTTCCTCTTGGTGGTGGTGTCATTATGTATGTAGATGATGAAGGTCTACTTAAAGACAACATGTACTTTAAACTGGGTGCAGAAAACTATTGTGGTAGATCAATACTCGCTAACGAAACAGATGATGGTGGTACTACTGACTGTATGTTAACTATAGAACAAGTTGCAGAAAAGTTAGAGTGGTTGCCTGAAGGTCATAGAGAAGAACCCTTTATGAAGTTCATACCATTAAATTAATTAACAGGGGGTTATATGCCCCCTTTTTTATAGGAAAATATAATGCATTTAACAAAAGAAATATTAGAAGATATTGAAGCCAATATTGATGAACGGCTTGTTTGGGAATTCCTTGCAATAAGATCAGAATTAAAAACATCTATAGCATTAAGTCCATTTAGTGATAAAGATAATTTAATACCGATCTTTGAAGAATATATGAATTTTAAAACTGACGAACTTCGTGATCTTGTAGATCAAGATAAATTGTCTTTATGAAATATAACAGAGATGTAGAATTTACTTTTACATTTATGTCATTAGAAGTATCGGTTGTTTATACCCCTAAGTATTTTACAACTTTAGATAGTCGTATGGATCATATTGAGTTTCATGTAGAAAATGACACGCCAATACCATTAACAAAAACTGGTTATAGATCAGAGTTTGTATATACAGATAAAGATTTTACACAAGAAGAAATTATAGAATGGTTTTATAAAGAAAACGGTGCAGAGCAAGGCGTTGTGCCGTTACAAACAACATTATTTTAACAGGAGTTATATATGTCAATAGAATGCTTAAACAAAGCACTTAAAGTTAATGGCTTATCGCCAACTAAGAAATTGATATTAGTTATCTTAGGTAACTATGCAGACGAAAAGGGTACTTGTTATCCATCTTATAAACATATTGCAAAACTTATTGGTTTGAATACAACTAAAACAATACAAAATGCAATAAAAGAATTTGAACAGCTAGGCTATCTTAAGGTAGAACATAGAAAATTAGAAAATGGTGGTCATACTTCTAATCGTTACCATTTAACCCTAGATAATAACCCCATGGTTGTTGATGACCATACCCCTAGTGTAATCAAAGATAAGGGGCAGGGGTCACCAGTTACCACCAATACTAAAGAAGATACTAAAGAATATATACACGAATTTGAGTTGTTTTGGAAACACTATCCAAGAAAGGTTGGAAAGTATCAAGCTAGTGTATCTTTTGCAAAATATGATGAAAAACATTATTCAAAGATTATTTATGCAACAAAAGTATTTGCACAAGAAAACTTAACCACAGAGGAGAGATTTATACCTCATGCAACTACATGGTTAAACCAACAACGATATTTAGACTTTTTAGAAAAAACCATTAAGAATAGTACCCTTAATAATTTAGCAGGATAATAATATGACCATAGATAAAACATTAATTGAAAATAATATAAATTTAAAACACCAACAAGACGGAAATCAAAAAACCAAATGTCCACAATGTCAACCACCACATAATCCAAGAGATAATCCTTTATCTGTAACCATAGACAATGGAACTGTTCTATGGAAGTGCCACCATTGTGAATGGACTGGTGGTAGCAGTACTGGTTCTTTATATCAACCTTATAAGAAACCTAATTATATTCAACCAAAGCCACCTACAGTAGCCAAGAAACCATCAGATAGCTTTTATGACTACATGAAAGAAAGAGGTATAAGTAAATCTACATGCGAAAGATTTAATGTAGTACAAGAAAACGAATGGTGTGTTTTTCAATATTTTGATGAAAATGGGCAACTTACAAATCTTAAATACAGAACAAGAGACAAACAATTTAGGCAGTCTGCTAATGCAAAATCTATTCTTTATAACTACGACAAAATTTGTAACGAGAAAACAATAATTTTTACCGAGGGTGAATTTGATGTTTTGGCATTAGGTGAATGTGGCTTTGACAATGCAACCACTTTACCAAATG